TCCTACATAAGGAGTTTTTTTCATTTGATTGATAGTCTTTTGCATAAACTGCTCTACCTCATTTGGAGGAACATTACCTACGTTAATATAGAACATTCTCTTTTCAGGTGCTCTCATTATACGATGTATTAACATCGCATCTTCCATTAAAGTAGTTTGTCTAAATATTTTTCTAGCTGGTTCTAAATAAGAACGTCCATAAGGTAAGTACTGAGTATCTGATATTAATCTAAAGTGAGCTACTTCATAATTATCAAAGTTAACTACTTTTTTATTCGATTTTCTTTTTGGTAAGTAACTAGGGTTTTGAGATGCAGCTAGTCCGTCGGGATCTAATTGAAAAATAACCTTAGCAGGATTTTCAGGATCTTCTCCTTCTCTCCTTACCATATGATATACAGTATAAGGAAGTACGTTATATACTCCAAATTTTTCAGATATTTCTAATTTAAGGAAGAAATCTCCATACTTACACATATTTCTTATCCATGACCATAAATTAAATTCTATATTTAATACGTCGTAAAATAAGTTATAAAGTACTCTCTGAATATTTTCATCAGATGATTTTATCTGTAATATTTCATTTACATCGTTTTTTACTGTAGCTTCATCAGCTATAATATCTAATGCGGATGCAATGATTGGATCTGTATCCATAGCTTCATAGTCTGAATAAAGCTGGATTCTAAGTGTTTGATAATTTAGGTTAGGATTAAATATATTTCTATTATTATAGATATATAACCTGCTAAATCTATCTACTAGTGAATTTGTTTGGTATCTTCCAGTTCTTTGTATTTGGTTAACATCAGCTATTTTTAGCTCGTTTCCACCAATATTTCTTACAACTACGTCTGTAGAAAATAATCTTTTAAGTCTACCAAATAATGAAGTATCTGCCATTAAACGTTTAATTTATATATAAATAGTCTATTTTAGTAACCAAGTGATATCCTCTTGTCCACCCGGTGTCTTTAAAAGATAAGGATTTTCTTTCTTATTTCCAACTGTTTTTATAACTGCTTGGTTTTTTGCGTTTAAATTAGAAAAAGACGATAATTGTGCTCTAGCTAAGTCCATTCCTTGTTGTCTTAGTTTTAGAGCAGTATCTCTTACATAAAGTGCAGTTGCACAAGATATGAGTAAATCATCGTTATATCTATCTTGAGCTTGAGGTTTTCCGTTTTTCCATACAAAAACTCTCATTTCTCCTAATAATCTTTTAGATTGTATAGTAACTGATTTTTCTCTGATGTATTCTATCATCTTAGCTACTACTAAAGGCCGTGTTCTCATAGACATAGTAAAACCGGGAACTAACTTATCCCTTTCGTACTTATGCATATATGATTCTACTGATTCCATATTAGAAGTAGAGCTATAGTACAAGTTTTTATACTCTCTTTCAAGCACTTGCTCTATTGTAGCCCAACCAATATTAGCGTTTTCAACTACTAATAATGCATCGTTATACTCTGATGCAATTCCCACAAGTACATTACCAAAATCTTTAGGAGATAATTTTCCTTTATATTCTGCTATCTGTACACAATTTTCTACGTCAAATACATGAAAGGCTGAATAATCACTAGAATCTCCTCTTGCTACGTCAGCAACTACCATATAGGATTTAGAGTAGTCTACTCCTTCCCATATCCATAAATTACCATCTACTCCTCTTCTTTCTAAAGGTTCTTTTTCATAAGTCTTTTCATAATATAACATATCATCTGGTTCAAATACAGTATCACCAGAAGCTAAGAAGTCGCAATCACATTCCTGACCAGCCATACGAGGGCCTAAGTCAGAGTCTTGTTGATCTCTCCATTCTTGGTCTCTTTCAGGATGTACAGTCCAAGGTAGTCTAATAGACAAAAATGAATTTTCTCCTGATATAGCTTTTTCCCAAGTTAAATGAAACCAATTACCAATACCATTAGGTGTTGATAAAGCCATACATTGACCACCGGTTGCTAATGTTTGTTGAGCAGCAGTAAAGGTTTCTTCAATATTATCTATAAAAGCTGCCTCATCTATTAATAATAATGATACTGCTTCTGATCTTGCAGCATCTGCATTAGATGATTTAGCTTGTACTTTTGATCCATTTCTTAATCTCAATGATAACTTGTTTTTTTCTACTGCAGGTAGCTTTAACCATTTAGGTAACTGATCATACATAAAAATTACTTTTGTAACTAAGTTACGAGCAGTTGCTTGAGTAGTTGCTAATGCTAGTACGTTTTTATCTTTATGAAATAACATCAACCATAATGAATATGCTGATGCTAAAGTAGATATACCTAGCTGTCTAGACTTTAAAGTTATACTATATTGATTTTCTTTATAAAGATTTAATACTTTTTCTTGAAAAGGGTAGAGATTAAATAATATTCTACCTCGCGTAGGGTGCTGTATATAGCAGTACTTACGCATAAAGTAGGCAGGATTTTTAGCACATTTAATATATTCTTGTGCTATTATTTTTTTTATATTCTGCGACATAACTCATTTTATATTTTTAATCTAGGTACTAAATCAGAAGGATTGGCTACTGTGATTTCATCTCCAATAGCATCTACAAAACTATCTTTTTCATAAAATTTAAAATTACCATTTGGATCAGATATCATAAAAGCATCGAATCCATGCTCTTTATAATAAGCTCTTCCTAATTTTTTAGCTAAATCTAATATAAATTGTTTAGCATTAAACTCTCCATTATTTATATAGCTAGCAGTATCGAAGTTTAAAGGTGCATAACTACTATCTAATACTTTATCTATTCCGGAAATAATAGTAGTTTCATCAACTCCCATACTAGAAGCCTGTTTTACTACATCAGCTATTTTATATGGCCAAGCAGATTTGCTATAATTTTTTAATGTTTCTTTTTGTTCGTCATCTAGCTTTAAACTATCAACGAATTTATCAACTTTAGGTTTAACACCTTTAGTCCAATCACCTCTTGCTACTCCTGTAGGAGCTACTAACGCTCCGGTATTTCCAGTTCGTGATTTTAATTCTACCTCTTTACCTCCTATGTTCAAATCTCCTTTGGCTTTAGCTTTAGAAATATTTTTAAAAAATACTGATAAAAAAGCTTCTCCTGGACCCATCGATACAGTTCCTTGTATAGAGTCTTTCATATCGGAGTATAATGATTTTAATTCATCAGGAGTAAAGCCGGGTATTTGTGAGTAATAGTTACCACCTTTAGGGTTAAATACTGGGGGATTAGAAGATAGTTTTGCAAATTCTCCTGTTTTACCCATATCGGAAAGTAGTGATTGAAAATAAAGAATATCTTTTCTACTTAGATTTTTTGATTCTAAATAACTTTTCATTGAATCACCGTAACCTACATTCTGTGTATACTTCATTACTCGCTTAAGTACAGAAGAATCAGTTGTATTATTAATAATGCTTATTAAGTTTTTTTGAAGATCTTCTATATTATCGTCTTCCTGCTCGGTTAACTGTTTAATTAAATGGTCTAATATAACTTTATCTTCTATATTATTGATATCTGGAACGCCTGTTTTAGTTCTCCATGCCCACTCAGTATATAATTTATCTATAACACTCATTATGCTTCTGGTTCTTCTGCTGGTTCTTCGAAATCTATTGGCTCTCCTGTTAAGTCTGCTCCGCCTTCTTCTCCTGGTTCGTCTAGGTCAGTACCTGCTCCTGTTCCTGCATCAGCTCCAGGGAAGTCTCCTCCTCCGGTATCAGCAGAATCGAAATCATCAGGTGCTCCTTCTCCTTCTTCTCCTCCAGCTTTGAAAGGTGCTTGTTGATATAAAAGAGTTAATTTATCTAAAGCCTGTTGGTAGTCACTTATTTTATTTATATAATATCTTTTACCCATTATTTGAGCTTCAAATCCATCTCCTAACCATTTAAGTATATATTCTTGACCATTTTTTAAATTAATTCTAAACGTACTAGGTCTTGGAGAAACCCAATCTATAGACTCTACAAAGTCTTTAAAATCTTCAGTTTGTAATTTAATAATAGCTAATTTAACTGTAGGAAATTTATTTAATATTATATCAGTACTATCTTCTAAAACTGTATCTTTTGGAGCATCAGTATCAGGTTCTTCTTCTGGTTCTGGTTCTTGTTCTTTTACTAGATCGTTTAAATTTTCAAATAATAGTTTATTAATATTTTCTTCTAATGCTCTTGCTGTTTTGAACATTTCATACTGTTCAGGTCTTTCAGTTCTTAAATATCTTTGTAGTTTTCTAAAGTTAGTTTTTATTAATTCAAATAATTCTCTAGCAGCTTTATCTGTTCTAACTTCTTTATTTCTCATAAGATCTTTTATATCATCAATTATTTCATCATAATCGTTATATAATTTTCTAAAAGAAGGTAATCTTATAATCTTATGTTTTATAGAACCGGTAGTTTTATTTTCTCCATCAAATTTAAATAATGTATCTAAATCGTTACTTATAAAATCTTTTGGGTGTATTTTACCGTATCTTTTTTCTATAGTCTGTTTAAATCTAGCAGGTAAATCTTCTATTTTGATTGGTCCATCCTTTTCCTGCTCTGTGATTACTTCAGAATATGCTTCTAATACTATCTGTTCTAATTGTTTTTTGTTCATATTATTTCATATCCTTTAAAGTTGCTTTGATAGCATTTCTAAATTTTTCTAAAGAGTCTTTAGCAGCATCTCTGTTTCCTGCTTTTAATGCATTTATTATACCACCTAGATGTTGATTCTCACTGTGATAATTTACGTCTTCAAAAGAATTATATAACTTCTGTAACTTCTGTACAGAGGAGCCTAAAGTAGCTTTTAAACCAGCTTTTAACATACCTATATAATCAAAGTCATTAGAGTACATATCTCCTAATCTATATTTTTTTACGTTTTCATTAACAGTGGTTTGTCTTTTTAAATCGTCAAATTCTTGAGCAACATGAACTGCAGCTCTTGCAAATTTTTTAACGTCACTTCCTTCTATTTGAATATAATCAAATCCTCCGCCTTTTAGTTTACGAGTTGTTATTTGTAATGCTAAACCATTTGGTCCTGCAAATCTTTTGAACTGTAATCCATTGTCGTCATAAAGTTCAGTACCTTCTTTTATACTACCAGGGTTTCTTAATAAACTAGCTAAAGCTTTTATAGCTTCTTTTCTATATTCTATATCTTGAGGCATTTCACCTGATTTAAGAATATCAATTATTCCTTTAATATATGCATATTGACCATCTGTTATAGATACTAAATCGTCTTCATTTACGGCAAATGGATTAACAGGTCCGTCAGAGTCCATATAGTTTTGAATCATTTTAAGATTGAGTTTATATTCATCTGCAATACCAGCGATTACTTCTGCAGCCTCTTCTCTTTCTTCAAATCCTGATTCATTAGCTCTATCTGTAATAATTCCTTTGATGATATCCATATCACCT